GCTTCCATGGCTAAATACGCTATTTCCATCAATGCCTTCCGAAGCATCGGGAGTACTCTAAACAGCACTCTGGCATCCGGGTGGGAATACAATGCGATGCTTGAAAGTAACCGCATTGTGATTGCCGGGATTCTGTCCTCTGTAACGACTCTGAACGGAAAACAATTACAATGGAACCAAGCTCTGAGTGCATCAAGCACCATCATGAAGACTCTTCGGGAACAGGCTCTTGCGGCTTCGCTGAATACCGCTGATTTGGTGGATACCTTCCGGGGACTGCTGGGACCCGGGATTGGTGCGGGATTAAAAATCGATCAGATTGCCCAGTTCGCCACCGTGGGTTCCAAGGCAGTAATGGATATGGGCCTGCCGTCCAACCAGTATTTGCAGGAACTTCGCTCCATACTGTCCGGTAACATCCGCCCTGCGTCTTCTACCCTTGCTACAGCTTTGGGAATTACCAATCAAGATATTAAAAAGGCACAAAAGAGCAGCGAAGGCTTGTTTAAATTCCTCATGGACAGATTGGAAGGATTTAAAAACGCCAATGCTGATACAGCCAAGACGTGGCAAGGAACCATGGCAAGGCTCAAAAGCGGTCTTAGCATGACATTCGGGGAAGGCATGGAACCCGTATTCAATTATGCAAAAGAGCAGGTGGGAGAAATCGCCGACCATTTAGTCAAAATTGACGAGAGTGGGAAAAAGCTCCAGATCAATACGGAATTCCGTAAACAAATCGAAGATGCTTCGAAAGCGACAATCAATCTGGTGGAATCTCTTAAACCGCTTGGAAAGCTGACGTTTAGTGCCGGAAGTGCGATTTTTGGACATTTTGCCAATAGTCCGATTCTTTCCGGTGGGCTGATTGGCAGTGCAGTCCTTGCAAATGTAAGCTCCGATCTCCGTAAAGTATCCGATGACACAAATCATACCTATCAAGCAACGACTCTGCTGGGGAAGGCTTATCAGAGACTCCAGGACAATGTGACGGGGTACAGCAAGGGTGTGAGAGCCGCCAATGAACTGGCCAGAGACATGGCCAATGTCATGTACGGCAAAATCACCGTTTCTAAGCGGGGAGAAGACAGCCCTGTCTACGGATTAGCGGAAGAATACAAAGCGGCTGGCATCGAAGCCCAGAAGGCCAACGAGATGCAGGATAAGGTCTTTGACACCCTCATGACCAAAGGCACAAAGGCCGCCGTAGCACTCATTGAGAAATATCATACTTTGGCCGAGAACATGGCAAAGGTGAGCGCAAATGCTGACGTTCTGAACGGCTTAAATCATGCCACAGGGCAGAATATGGTCAATGCTCCCAAGACCGTCAAAAACGAAGAATCAGAAGCCAAGGGAGCATATTTCAGTTTTGCGTCCGGCAAGCGAACCGAAGAATCCATCACACGGGTTTCTGAAAAGCTGAGAAAACTGGGAATGGATGCGGCAGAAGCGGCGGCAATCCAACAAAAAGCTCAGGAAATGGTCATTGCCGGGATGGATAAAAAGGCAACGGCGTACATCCAGGAGCAAGAGCAATTGGCCGCCAGCAACAAGCTCCAGAAAGATGCTCTGGAAGCAGAATCCAAGAGATTTGCCGACGAACTGAATAATCTGAAAAAAGTAAAGCAAACTTACACCACCATCAATAGCTTGGTGAGCCAAATCAGAGCGTCGCAGAAAAAGCAGGAGCTTAACACCAACTATGCACTGGGGGCTAAAAAGCTCGCAGAACAGATGCGGGCAGCCGGAGCCAGTGAGAAGGACATCATCACAGCTGTAAAAGCAGAACTGGATGCTGTCCGGCAGAAACGTCTGGAAGATATTGCTGTCATCGAACAAAGCGTCCAGAAGCACATTCTGCAAAAGAACACTATTGAACAGACCAAGTTCGCCACAGACGCCCTGTTAAATTCCTCGAAGGAATACATCTCACAAGACTGGGCCAAAATGACCGAACAGGCCAAACTTCTGCTGAACTATGACAGCGAAAGAATCCTCACTCTGTCCAAGAATACCGAAGCGGTACAAGAAGTCAGAAACGCCTACACGGCTCTGCAAGAAGCTGTGAAAAATGGCTATCTGACTTCCGAGGAAGCCGGAAACCTGCAAATTTCCATCTCCAAGACCGTAGCTTCCGGGTATGTTGACCAGGCGGCCAAAATCGCCGAAATCATCAACGAAGAACAGAAACGTGGACAGCTGAACTCTGAGAACGGTGCAAAGATTGTAGCACAGGCAAGGGAAGAGGCAGAAGCCCGTGGAACGGTAGTCCAATGGACAAAAGCTGAAAGAGATCAGATGATGCTCTTACAGCAGGAAGCTATATCCATGAGAGCGGTGCAGAAGAGAGGAAACGAGGAAGAAATCCGGCTCTGCACCGAAGTGAATGAGAAAATCAGAACCATTATCGAAGCCCTCCAAAAGAGAGGAGTTCAGATTGATGCACTAATTCCTCTCATCAAAGAAATGTACACGGCAGAAACCACCGGGGCCAAGGAAACCATAGAAGCTCTGCAAGGGAAAATTGACAAGCAGGCTAAATCCCTTGGAATCGAACGAGAATCCCACGGTGTTATGAGCGTCAGCTTAACCAAAGTGGGGATGCTGGCATTTTCCGTTGGCTCTCTGGGCAAGATGTATGAACGTTTGACTGGACAGCAGAACGACAATATGGATGCTGCTCTCGAGGTAATCCAGAGCATGGGCGATGTGGCTTTCCAGATCGATATGGTCAAGACGGCTGTAAAAGACCTTATCCCGTGGTTGAAACAAGCCTACACTTGGTTTAAAGCCACGGCGGCCGCCAAAGCCTTGTTCCAGGCGGGCCCCTACATTGCCGGGGCAGCAGTCCTTGGCGGAATTGGATATGGCTTATATCAAAAAGGAAAGAAAAGCAATCCGCTTGATTCTGATGGAGACTACGGACCCACCGAGGACAACGATGGCGGGAACGATGACATTGTAAAACCAGCAGGGACCAACCTATGGGATAGGCTTACAGGAAATGCCCCTCCCAGCGGAGAACAAACCCTTCGCGCCTATAAGGCTATTATGGACAAAGAAGAGACACAAGCTACGAATGTGTCTGACCTTGCTCCTAAATACGAACAGCCGGAAGACGAAAAAGCAATCAAAAAGGCTCAAAGGGAAGCGGCTAAAGCCGCACGTGAAGCAGAAAAAGAACGTAAGGCTGCTGAAAGAGAAGCCCAGAAGCAACGACAATACACGGCCAAAATTGCGGAAGAAATCCGAAAAGCTAACGATGCGATGCGTGACACCGTGGTTTCTCAGGCGGACGAAATCGCAAGCCGAGGCGAGGCATGGGGGCTTGATTCTTGCGCTGAATACGTCAGTTCCGTCCTCCAAAAAGCCGGGATTAAGTACCCGGAACTAAATTCGAACTATGCTCCAACCTTGTGGTCCAGAGGACGAAATGATGACATTGCCCATTACGGAACCGAGGGGATGCAGAAGGGTGACATCATCTTCTACATCATGGGGCCGGATGATGAAGGCGTAGACCCCATCACAGGCATGGAAAGCCCTGGACACATGGGGATTTATGACGGCAATGGTGGCGTTATTCATAGCTCACTGAGTGCAGGGAATTATGAAACCCAGGTACCATATCATCAATATGGCAGCATCTCAATGGGACGAGGAACCAGAGTTCTTGGATATATTTCCCCTTATAGCGGGGTAAGCACTGACGGAAAAAGCTCCGCAGAACTAAAGGCTCAGCTTGCGGAACTTCAAAGCCAGTACAAAATTCTGGACAAAAAGAAAAAAGCAACCGATGATGTCTATCAAATGGTTGTCTCTTTAAATGAAAAGATTGCAGACCTTACTCCGGACATCCCAGATTACGAAAAGGAAACCGCAAAGTACCAAAAAGAAATTGACAATCTGCGATTTAAAATTGGCAAGGATGCTGGCAAGGGAGCGGATACCGCCATTGTCAACAAACAGCTTGACGAGTACATCAAAAAGATTCGGGCAAAGCTGGAAGAAGCAAAACGGGAATACACCATCAGCCAGCAGGAAGAAGAACAGAAACGTCTGGGCTATTCCTACAAAATGGGCTTAATCACCACCAAGCAATATAAAGAAGAACTGGACAAACGGCTGGAGGACGAACGGGAGTATATCAACTCCCTGCTGAGCCAGGAAAATCTTTCCAAGGACGAACGAGTCAAACTGGAGCAGCAGCTCACTGATGTTATTGAGCAGCAGCACACTAGGAGAGGGACAACCCTCCAGGGCGCATTGCTGAA